GACATGTCACTTAACAATAGTGGCACGACCGTTGAATCTTTTGTAAACGTAGGATGGGGTTCTGATGCCTGGGGAATAGAAACCTGGGGACAATCAGGAAACCTACACGCAGTCACTGGTATTGCAATGTCAATGTCAGAAGGACTAAGTGGTGCTACAATTAATGGTGATTCTAATGTAACACCTCCAGGTAATGCAGCAACAATGGCTGTTGGAACTGTAGACGCATTCTCTGCATTTGTTGCAGAACCTACTGGTCAAGCGATGGTTGCGCAGTTAAACTTCAACCCTGCGTTTGCTCAGATTACAGGTTTTGCAATGTCAGCTTCTTTAGGAAGTGTAGATGCAGACAATATTACTAAAGCAGAAATAACAAGTAAAATACCGGGATATTGGGGATATAAATCTTCTTGGGGCACATTAGCTTGGGGCAATGGTCAAACAGAATTGCTTGCAATGGCAATGTCAGAAAATTTCTCAGGTGTAGATCCTGCACCAGATGCAGAACTTACTGGTCAACAGATGTCAATGAGTTTGGCAGAAGTAACAAATACTTTAGGTCCAAATAATTTTAATATTATAGGAAATGCAACGACTGGAGTCGGTGATACTACAATGGCTTGGGGCGATGCTACTTGGGGCAATTCTAGATGGAATAATGGTTCATTTGTAGCCGATCCTAATTATGGTCAGACAATGACCATGTCATTGGGCACAGCTTCAGGAGAACTTTTAACTCCTGTAGATGTTACAGGATTTGCTTTAACAGCTGCATTAAATTCAGTAGCAGATGTTATTACGGAAACTAGAGTATTTCCTTCAGGAAATGCCTTGACTTTTAGCTTAGGTACAGCTACAAATGTATTGATTTGGAACGAAGTCAACACTGGCACAGCACCAGTTGATCCTCCAGGGTGGCAGGAAGTCGATACAAACGCTGCATAATTATAGTTTGACACTATAATAAATTTTTAATAAATTAAGAAAATCGGAGAATAAAAATATGGCGAATTCGACATCAGCAAGTTTAAAACTTACAGTTCAAGCTACTGGAGAAAACTCAGGAACTTGGGGACAAATTACAAACACAAACTTATTAATTTTAGAACAAGCAATTGGTGGTTATGATGCCGTGGGTATCACATCAGGCGCAACTTTAACTTTTTCTAATGGTGCTTTATCAAATGGTAAAAATGCCGTATTAAAATTAACAGGAACAATCGGAGGAGCAGTTAACGTAACTATCCCTGATTCAATTGAAAAAACTTTTGTAGTTGATAATGCAACTACAGGTGCTCATACAGTAACGTTCAAAACTTCTTCAGGAACTGGAGTAACTTGGGCAGCGGCTGACAAAGGCACAAAAATGGTTTACTCAGATGGAACTAATGTTGTTGATACAGCGTTTACAGATTTATCATCTGATTTTTCACCACAACTTTCAGCAGATTTAGATACTAATTCACAAAATATAATTATTGATACAGCTCATAGTATTCTTGACGAAAACTCAAACGAACAAATTAAATTTGTAACTACTGGATCAGCAGTCAATGAATTTCAAATAACAAACGCGGCTACAGGTAACGCTCCTGCATTTGCAGTAACAGGTGGCGACGCTAACATCGACATGAATATTACACCAAAAGGTTACGGAAGAGCAACTTTCAATGGTCAAGGTAAAATTCAAAGTGTTGCAGAAAAAGTTACAACTGAAGCAACAGCTGCTACAGGAACAATTGCTTACGATGTACTTACTCAAGCAGTTTGGAACTTTACATCAGATGCTGCAGCTAACTGGACGTTAAACGTTAGAGGTGATGGTTCTACAGCTTTAAATACTATTATGGATACAGGCGAATCAATTACGATAGCTCACATTGTAAAAAATGGTTCAACACCTTATTATAATTCAGCATTTCAAATTGATGGATCAAGTGTTACTCCAGAATGGCAAGGTGGATCTGCACCATCAGCGGGTAATGCAAGTTCATTAGATGTTTATTCATACACTATTATTAAAACTGGAGACGCTACATTTACAGTATTAGCATCACAATCACAGTTTGCGTAATAAATTAGGAGGAGAAAGATTATGCCATTAAAAGGAACATTTGGAGCGGCATCAGTTAGAGGATTTGGATTTTATGGAGCTGGTGGTCCTTTCATAGAAGCTACTGGTGGAACTGTAACTGAAAGCGGAGATTACAAAGTCCACACTTTTTCATCAAGTAGTACATTTGTTGTAACCAACGCAGCAGAAGATCCTTCAAGCGGAACAGGTTTAAGATATTTAATTGTTGCTGCTGGAGGAGGATTTGGTGCATCTGGTTCTACACAAGGTGGAAGCTCTTCTATAGGTAATGGTTTTTTATCAAATATTGCTTCTACAGGCGGTGGCTACGGAGGAAATTATGATCAACCTGGATCTCCAGGTGGGTCAGGTGGTGGCTCAGGAGAAGCACCTAAATCAGTTGGATCAGGAAACGCAGGTGGCTATAGTCCACCTGAAGGAAATCCAGGAGGATCGGGTGGTGGATCTGGACCATCGAGAAGACCAGGAGCTGGCGGAGGAGCTGGCGGATCTGGAGGCTCTCAAGGAGGAAATGGGGGCGACGGTTCTCAATCAGATATTACAGGAGCTGCAACATATTACGCTGGAGGTGGCGGAGGAGGATCTCATGGATCTCCTTTTGGTCAACCACCTGCTGGATCAGGCGGACAAGGTGGCGGCGGACAAGGTTCGGGACCCCAAACTAATACAGCTGGAACCGACGGATTAGGTGGAGGAGTTGGCGGAACTTCAGGCCAAGCTGGAGGCGGCGGTGGCGGTTTTAGAACAGTCACAACTTACACTACTCCTATTGATAAAGGTACTTACCCTATTACAGTTGGAACAGATTCTAGCGGAGGAGATGGAGTTGTAATTTTAAGTTACAAGTTTCAATAATATGAAAAGACATTTTGCAGTAATCGTTGATAACAAAGTTATAAATACTACAGGTGTAGATAAAGACACTGTTGAGGAGTCTTTAACTTTTTTAAATGAATATTTTGCAATTGAAAATGGAACTTGGAAATATTTAGATCGTACCTTACCTCAAAATAGATACTGTGCTGTAAATGCTTTTTACAATGCTGAAGGAGATTATTATTATGAGCCTCAACCTTCAGAAAATTGGACATATAATGTTTCTAAATATAGATGGGAACCAAATGTACCATATCCTGATGGTGAATGGGATGATCTCAATCATGATAATAATGACTATTATTGGGATGAAGCAACTACAAGTTGGATAGAAAAAACTTGATTTAATCCTATAAAAGATATACTTTCTTATTGAAAGTATGACATACAGAAATCAATATTGGATTTATAACAAAGCTATTCCAGAGAGAATCTGTGATGAAATAGTTACTCTTTTTAAAAATAAAGAAAAAATAAAAGCATATATAGCAGGTAATAGAGTGCTTCCAAAAATAAGACAATCTTCTGTAATTTTTGACAGAGAAAATTTATGGATTGATCATTTAATTAATCCTTTTATTAAAAATGCTAATATAAGAGCTGGTTGGAAATATAATGTAGATTATCCCGAAACACATCAATTTACAGAATATCAAATAAACCAACACTATAATTGGCATATTGATGAGAATCATGAACCTTATAAAACTAAAGATTATAAAAATGGTAAAATAAGAAAACTCTCCATGTCTTTATGTTTAAGCGATAAAAATTCTTATAGTGGCGGAAAATTATTATTATCTGCAATTGATTCAGGTAATAAAGTTAAAATTTTTAATGTTAAAGAAATGAAAGAAAAAGGTTCTTTAATTGTTTTTCCTTCTTATACTATGCATAAAGTAGAGCCTGTAACCAAAGGAACTAGACATTCTTTAGTCATATGGTATTTAGGAAATCCATACACGTAATTTATGAATTTTAAAAAGAATAGATATGTCATTATAAAAAAATTAGTCTCTCAAGAACTTTGTAATTTTCTTACAAATTATTTAATTATAAAAAGACAATGTGCAAAAACTTTATTTGAGACAAAACAAATTTCTCCTTATTCAGTTGATTATGGAAGGTGGACTGATCCTCAAGTCCCAAACACATATACATGTTATGGAGATATAGCAATTGAAACTTTATTATTAAAAATCAAACCAGAAGTTGAAAAAATAACAAAGCTGAAATTAATTGAAAGTTATTCTTTTTGTAGAATTTATAAAAAAGGTGATGAACTTAAAAGACATAAAGATAGAGATGCTTGTGAAATTTCAGCAACTTTAAATCTTGGTGGTGATGACTGGCCTATATACGTAAGTCCTTATGAAAACTTAGGTTATGTTGATGATAAAAATTTTTTTAATTCTAGTAATGCAAAAGGCGTTAAAATAAAATTAGAACCTGGAGACATGATGTTATACGCTGGATGTGAAATAGAACATTGGCGAAATAAATTTAAAGGACAAGAATGTTTTCAAGCTTTTTTTCACTACAATACAGAAGGAAGGAGAGTTGCATTTGATGGCAGACCTCACGTTGGTCTTCCTGAATATACAGCAAAAGATCATGGAGATTAAAAATATATTTCAAATACAAGCTATTAAACACTCTATAGACAAATGGAGTGTTAAAAAAAATAAATTTGAAAAAAAAATTAAAAATTTAAGATTTGTAAAAAATAAATTTGTAACATCAAGAAATGTTGAACAAAAAATTGATCTTAAAAATATATTTAAAGAAGTATTTAAAAAAGAATTATCTTTACTAGAAAAAAATATAAAACAAAAAACACATTTGAAAGATGTGTGGATTGCACATTACGAACAATACCAAGAACATGTTATTCACAATCATGGACATGCTGGGCTAGGTGGAATTATTTATTTAAATTATGACAAAGATATTCATGAACCAACAAGATATCTAATGCCTTTAAATGATTTAGTAAATAATACTTCTTTAATATATAATGAACAAGTTAAAGAGGGGGATATGTCATTAATGCCTTCTTGTATTCATCACTATAGTCCTTTTAATAAATCTGAAAAAATAAGATCAATCATTGGTTTTGATTTAGAGTTTAAAAAATGATCTGGCCAAATTTATGTGTTGATAATTTTTTTCAAGATCCTGATAAAATAGTGGATTATGCAAATTCTTTAGATTATTTTAAAGGTAAAGAAAATAATTATCCAGGTACAAGAACAGGATATATGCATGAGATAAATCCTGAATTTTTTGAATTTTCATGTTTAAAAATTTTATCTTTGTTATATCCAAACGAGCACAAAACTTTAAAATGGCACGCACTTCAAACTTTTCAAAAAGTCCCGGCTAACTTAACATATAATGGATGGATACACACAGACTCACAACATGAGTTTACATGTATTATATATTTATCAAAATATTTAAATTGTGGAACGTCTGTATATCACCCTAAAAACATGTACGGATATATTAGAAATGAAAACATTAAGAGGGAATATTTTAAATATAATGATCCAAAATCATATTCAAAAATAGCTAAAGCAAAAAAAGAAAATAATGAATCTTTTGAAGAAACAATACGATACAACTCAAGATATAATAGATTAATTTTATTTGATGGTTCTAGTTACCATTCTTCTAATCCATTTAACCATGAAAACGATAAAGAAGAAAGATTAACTTTAATTACATTTTTTAACAATGTAGAGCGTTGTGATGGTTATGATTTAAAAAAACCTTTAACAACAATGAGGAGGATAAACTAATGCATGTTGCAAAAATATTTGTAAAACCTGTTCGATATAGATTTAAAAGAGGTTATTACAAAATAGTAAGAACTGAAAATTTTTTTGAAATAGGTGAATGGCTTCTTTTACAAAATGAAGATTTGAAAGAATTAAATAGAAGAGGAATAGAAGTTATAATGGATACGCAAAGTGGACATATTTCAAGATAATTTTTTTAAAAAAGGCAAACACGTTAGATGGGTAAGTTTAAATAAAACAAATCCATTTGCCTTTACATTTGATTATCATTTTTGGCACGATAAAATTAATCTTAAATTAGTTGACCAAATAAAAAAAAATATTTTAAGTAAAAAACAATATGACCAGACTAAAAATAAAACTTATTGGATAACAAATAATATATTTAAATCAGAAGATTTAGAAATTACAAAATTAAAAAAACAAATTAAAAAAATTTTAAATAGTTTTTTTAAACAGATTAATTTCAACATAAATGAAAAACTTTACATACAAGGATGGCCAAGTGTTTTAAAAAAAGATCAATATCATAAAGAACATTTTCACGAAGCACATGAATTTTCTTTTCTTAGTGGAAATATTATATTAACAGATAATAAAACCACAACAGATTATTACATTTATCCTAGATCTTGTCAGTTTGGTTATTATAAATATAAAAATTATCCTGGATCTGTTACATTATTTTCTTCTTTTATTTCTCACAAGGTTGATAAAATTAAAGATAAATCAAGAATGTCTATTGGCTTTAATTTATATACACAGACGTCCCTTGATTATTTTAACAAAACACGTCATATTCAACGTGACTTATCGCCAATTATATACGCAGTAGAATTATAAATGAGAACCGATTATTTTTTAGAAAAAAAATTTTTTACACCAAAAGAAGTCAAACAAATTTTAAACGAATTTAATAAATGTGCACTTCCTAATTTTTTTGATAACCCAGATCCAAACGCTACAAAAACAGCAAGAGTCAAAATATCAAGATATTTACATTTAAAAAAATTATTAAAAAATGTAGTAGAATTAACACACGATGTGAATAATAAATATTTTGGTTTTAATATTCCTGAAAAAAATGACTACAGTGTTGTTCATTTAAACGAATATATATCTAACGATAATATTGGTTATGATTGGCATACTGATGTTAGTAGAGATTTTGCACAAGATTTTAAACTAACCGTATTAATTAATTTGTCTAAACAATATACGGGTGGAGATTTTAGATTATTTAATTGTTCAGATATTAATTTTTTTAACACAGGAGACGTGTTAATTTTTAAATCTTTTTTACCTCACAAAGTAGAAAGAATTATATCAGGTGAAAGAAAAACTTTAACGTTTTGGATGGAAGGACCTTGTTTTCAATAATGTTAAAGTTTTTAAAAAACGTAAAAAAAGCTACCACTTTTCAAAAAAAGAATGAGCTATGGGACGTAGAAGGTATATTAAAAAATAGGCTTAATCAAAAATTAAAATTTGATTTACGACCAATAAAAAATAATTGTAAGATAGGAAGTTTTAAAACTAAAGCAGACAAAATGGTTTTTGAAAGTAAAGATCAATGGATAATTGTTGACGTTGAAGAAATGCATCAGTTTTTAAGAGAAAAATCTATTAAAGATGTCTATTTAGAAGATTTGATATCTGAATTAGATTGGAATATAATACTACCAAAAAAATAAAAACCTTATATATTTGAAACTATGGCACTTAAAAAAGTGAAATTTGCAGCAGGTTTTAACAAACAAAGTGTACCCTCAGCTCTTCCAGGACAATGGGTAGACGGCGACTTTGTGCGTTTTAGATACACAGCACCTGAAAAAATAGGAGGTTGGACACAACTTACACAAGCTAATGAAACATTACCCGGTGTAGCTAGAGCTCAATTAGCATTTACTAGTTTAAAAGGCGAACGATATACTGCTATTGGAACATCTCAAGGTTTATTTTTATATTATGGAGAAGCCTTTTACGATATCACTCCTTTAGATACCGCAATTACAGGGGCTACATTTGATACTTTTTCAAGTCAAAGTAATGTAACAGTTAATAAAACAGGTCACGGATTAGAAGTTGGAAGATATGTAACTTTTTCATCTGTTACACCACCTACAGGATACACAGCATCAGATTTTACTACAGGAGCTTTTGAAATATTAACTGTGCCTAATGCAAACAGTTTTACAATTGAAATGAGAGTTAATGCTTCTGGCGCTGCCTCTGCTTCTGGATCAGCAAGTATTAATCCATACGTCGAAATAGGACCAACATTTCAAACTAAAGGTTATGGATGGAGCACGTATTTGTGGGGCGATTCTACATGGGGAACGGAACGAGGAACAAGTAATGTAGTTTTAGATCCTGGTAATTGGTCTTTAGATAATTTTGGAGAAGTATTAGTTGCAACAATATTTAATGGCAAAACTTTTACGTGGGACGCAGGAGCAACTAATCCACGAACGATAAGAGCTTCGCAATCAACTTCAGGTTTTTCTACGTCTGCTAATCCTACCAAAACAAGATTTACTTTAGTATCGGACAGAGACAGACATTTATTTCATTTTGGAACAGAAACAACAATTGGTAATTCATTAACACAAGATCCAATGTTTGTAAGATTTTCTAATCAAGAAGACCTTAACACTTATTTACCCAAAGCCACCAATACTGCGGGTACGTTTAGATTGGATACAGGAAATAAAATTACTGCAGCTCTTCAAGGTAAAGATTATGTATTTGTATTAACTGATTTAGCTGCTTATGTTATTCAATTCGTGGGTCCACCATTTACATTTAGTGTTAGACAAGTTGGAACTAATTGTGGATGCATTGCTCAACACGCAGCTAGTTATGTTAATGGCGCGGTATATTGGATGTCGGGTGAAGGTGGATTTTTTATGTACGATGGTACAGTTAAAGCTTTACCATGTCTTGTAGAAGATTTTGTGTTCACTACACGTAATGGAGATTTAGGGATTAACTACGATGCGGCTGCTACAGTTTTTTCAGCACCCAACACTTTATATACAGAAGTAAATTGGTTTTATCCTAAAGCAGGATCTTTGCAAATAGACCGATGTGTAACTTATAATTATCAAGAAAACTGTTGGACCACTAGTTCTTTAGATAGAACTACTTATCAAGATCAAGGCGTATTTAATTTACCTTATGCTACAGATTATGAAACAACAAACACTCCAGTTTTTTCTGAAATATCCGGCATTACAAATAAATACGGAGCATCAATATATTATGCTCATGAAATAGGAACTGACCAAGTTAACAGTTCGGGAACTACAGCAATTGCAGCATTTATTAGATCAGGAGATTTTGATATTGACGACGGAGAATTATTTATGTCTATGAGAAGATTTATGCCTGACTATAAATTTTTAGTAGGTGATTCAAAAGTAACTTTATTTATTTCTGATTTTCCTTCTGATATTCAAACAGGGTCACCACTCGGACCCTTTACAATAACTAGCACTACTGATAAAGTAGACACCAGAGCGAGAGGAAGATTACTATCATTAAAAGTCGAAAACGATGCAACAGGTCAAACTTGGCGTTACGGTAGTTTTAGAATGGATGCTCAACCAGACGGGAGAAGATAATGACAAAAAGACTAAACATTAAAAAAGCAATTAAGAAACCAGGTTCTTTAAGAAAAGCTTTAAACATTAAAAAAGGCGAAAAGATACCTTTAGATAAATTAAACAAAGCAGCTAAAGCAAAAGGCAAGTTAGGACAAAGAGCTCGTTTTGCTAAAACTTTAAGAAAAATAAATAGAGCATAATGGCAAAGTTAACTAATTATATACCTGAACCAAAACAAGATTATGATGTAGAAAATCAAAGACAAATTATCGAGTCTATGACAACTATGAAACAACAACTTAATTTTTCTTTTCAAGAAGATTTAAAAAACGAACAAGAGGCTTTTAATTATTTTTTATCATGACAATACAATATAAAAATCAAGGTTTTAAACAAGCTGATACAAGCAAAACCACAGTGCTTACTTGTCCTACTACTGGAGCAATTATAGTTAAAAGCGTTTATTGTGCTAACAATGATGCGTCATCATCTATTTTAGTAAACATGAATTTTGTAGATTCATCAGATTCAAATACGGAATATGAATTTTTTAGAGATGATGTACCTGGTAAATCACAAATAAATGCTTCACCTCAAGGCTTGAATTTAGAAGCAGGAGATGCTATAACGGTGCAAGCAGCTACAGGTAGTAATAAAATACAAGGCCTGATAAGTTATGCTTTAATAAACAGAGAGAATGAAAACGGATAATTTAACAAAAATAGATTGCACTACAATAACAACGTGGCGTAATACAAAGACAGGTGAAATATATAAAGAAAAAAAAGAGGGACCTGATATTGCGCAGGATGTAACTGTTCAAGTATCTCCTAAAGGATTAGAGGTTCTTCAGAAAGTAATGCAAAAACAAAATGAAAAACCAAAACCCTAAAGGCGGAACTGAGTTACAATTAGAGTTTTTAAACAAGTACGTTAAAAAAGAGTTATTAGATCAAGTGCAAATTTGCACTAGTGTTCCGGGTAAAGTGCCTATTAATCCTAATAAAGTAAATATACTTTGGCAAAAAAATTCTTACGATCAACCTAATCTTTATCCTTGGTTTAAGAATAAAGCTAATCATCACAAATATGATTGGTATGTATTTAATTCACATTGGAATTATGAAAAATTTAGAATGATGTTTGGTTTACCTTGTCACAAATGTTTAGTAATTAAAAACGGAATAGAAAAAATAGAAAAAGCTAAACCTTATGAACAAAACAAACCTATAAAAATTATTCATCAAAACACACCGTGGAGAGGATTAAGTGTATTATTAGGTGCAATGCAATTAGTAAAAAATCCACTTATTAGTTTAGACGTGTACTCTTCTTGTGAGATATATGGAAAACAATTTTATGAACAAAATGATTATAATTATACTGCACTTTATAAACAAGCAAAAGAATTACCTAATGTAAATTACATTGGTTATAAACCTAATGAGTATATTAGAGAAAACATTCATAATTATAACATGTATGTGTATCCAAGTATTTTTGAAGAAACGTCTTGCATATCTTTACTAGAATCTATGGCAGCTGGCTTGTATTGTATTACAACTAATTATGGAGCTTTATTTGAAACAGGTGCAGAGTTTCCTATGTATATACCTTATGATACTAACTACAGAAATTTATCTGAAAAATTTGCTTATGGTATTGACGCGGCTGCTCTTACTTTGCATGACCCTACTATTCACCGTCATTTAGAAGATCAATCTAAATATGTTAATAGTTACTACAACTGGACCAAACAAGCTACGTCTTGGGCCCGATTTTTACAAGGAGCAATTAATGCAAAAAAGTAATACGCCCTCGGGCAAAAACAATGAACCCATTTGGTTTAATAAAACAGATTCAAGCAAAATTGTAGAACACAACAAAGATACTTATCAAACTATAAAGACCAACAAAGTAGATTCTGAAGTCACAGAAGTTAATATAGGAAATGTATCTCCATATAAAATTATGGTCTGTACACCATGTCATAGTGAAGTCACTATGCACTACACTCAAGCTGTTTTAAAATTTCAACAAGCTTGTTTAAGAAAAAATATATTAGTAAGTTTTACTTTATTAAAATCTTCTTTAGTTACACAAGGTAGAAACATATGTGTTGCTAGTATGTTAAATCATGAAGATAATTATACTCATTTATTATTTATAGATTCAGATATTGATTTTAATCCGCAAACTATATTTAAAATGTTAGAAAAAGATAAAGATATTATAGGAGTTCCTTACCCTATGAAGACATTAAGTTGGGATAAGATGTGGAGAAGACTGCATGAAAAAGAAGATGCTATTCAAGGACCTGATGATTTAATGCACTCTGGGTATACATATCCAGTTAAAACAGAAAATCCAAACAATGTTGAAGCTAGAGATGGTGTGGTAGAGCTCACTCATATTCCTACAGGATGTATGTTAATTAAAAGAAAAGTATTAACTGATTTAATAGAAGCTAATCCAGATCTTGAAATATTTCAATCGACCATAATAAATGGTAAAGAAGTTAAACAACCTAATATGTATAATTTATTTGACACTCTTCATGATCCTAAAAGCAAAAGATATTTTGGAGAAGATTTTGGTTTTTGTCAAAGATGGCGAGATATAGGTGGTAAAGTATATGCGTATATTAATGATTTTATTACTCACGTAGGTGAGTATTCTTATTGTGGTCGTTTTAGAGATGATTTATGGCAAGGTAGTCGACCTCTCAAATCTGTTGACGAGCCTACAAAAATCAAATAAAGTATAGTATTTTCAGGATATCTATGCCTGCTTAACAGTATAAATTTATTTAAATTATGGCGATATCTAGATCTTTAATGAACAGACAATTACAAGCAAATGGGGGCATCATGCAAGTTGCACCTAGAGAAAAGTTTGGCTTAGGTAGTAGTATTAAAAAATTTGCAAGAAAAATTATACCTAATGAAATAGCAGACATAGCAGTTAAAGCTGCTCCTTTTGT